GCCTTGATTAAGAGACTGATCCTCCAGATCGATACCGACGCGTTTCAAACGTTTCCGTAAGAACACGTCTATACCTTTCTGGACATACCCATTGAGTAAGGGCTCGACAGCTATTGTCCTTTCGGTTTTAACTGTCTTGGGCACAAACGCAATTTTGTTGTGGTCTACCATGCAGGTGCGATCCCCAAACCTCTCGTTAAAGAGGGTCGGAGAGTGCGAGTAGAACTGACTTCCTGGAGCTGTGTTTAGCAGCTCCATGAATAGGTTGTCAGTCATCATCGCAGCGCGTGCATAATAGAAAGCGCCCGGTGTAACGGACCAACGAGAGGCAAGAAGTTTTCTTGCATCGTTGGTAGCATTCCCGTGTATACCGATTGAGGCGCCAGGTCCAAAAGTGCACTCATCCCATATGTCTTTAAGGGATAAATCCCCTAGGACATATGAGATCCACGAGCGGGAAATTTGCAAATCCTTCTCGTAGGGACTCCTCAAAGAATCGAAGAGTTTGAAACGCTTATTTACTCGTGAGCATTTCCGCTCACTTTTAAGAAACGTTTCAAGTGCCTTACCCCTAGGGTCTGTTTTTACCAGATCCTGAGGGAACGGGTACTTCCTAACGAGTGCACAAAGCTGATTCACCAGCCGATGCTCAGCTGGCGTCCTTAACACTGCGGACGCGTAGTGATCAGCCAGATCAAGAAGTCCAGTATAATCCTTAGAAGAAATTCTTCCCAAGAATTCTCTGGCACATTCATGATCTGTAGACCTGCACACGGACTCAAGGAATCCAAGGTAATTAGCCCAGGACTCGTGTTTGAGTTTCGTGTTGAAACGACTGAGGCTCAACAGCTTCGGAGACTTCTTCACGAACACCTCCAACAGGTTTAACCAGAAGCGAAATGCTTCCGGAAGGAACGACTAACACCGTAATGAGTAGCATCGCGGCGAAAAGACAAAGCCAAGGCAAATATTTCATCAACCGCCTCCCAGCGGCCATGCATAGAGCATGGACAAAGGTTAGTAGTTGATGAGCAATTGCTTCAGCAAAGTCTTAAACGACGCGTGAGCAACCCACGCAGCGTAATCGTTCACCAAACTGTCAATATCAGCCGAGGCAGCCCCAACCGGGACACTGGCTGACAGATCAATGATCCCCTCGTGAGAGGGAGTCAGAGCACCTGTCAGGGTAAGTGTGCGGGAGAGTTTGCTTTGGACGCGACCAACTCCACTGAACACCGACGTGGGCTTTGCAGCAGTACGCGCCAGGCGAAGATCATCTTTCACCGAAAGCGTATGAGCGGGGCCCGCGTAGATTACGGCATTAGTGCCGTAGGAATCAGCGGAAAAGGTCTTGCTATTGATTGACAAGGACATAAGGTTAAACACCTTAAAAGTTTACATTGAGAAGCGGAAGTACCATACATAAGAAACCAAGGCGGGTTTGTTAATGCCTACGGAATCCTATGCTGTTGAGCCACTGTATCGCTACAGAGGCAGCATCAGAAGCGCGAATAAAGCGATTAAACTTGAAATCATGTCTAATCACGTAGCTCGCGATAGGTACTTTATTTTGTCGAGACTTGGTAACGGTTCTCTGAAGAATAACATCAGATGCCGCACCAGTCACCGTCCAGGTAGCAGGTGTAAGTGCAACGAGGGCAGTTGGCGAATAAATCGTCGTCAACTCCTCCCTAGTACTTACTTGCCCCCCTTCCGATGAGTGGAACACCTTTGGGCTGTTAGCATAGATAAGTGATCCTATGTTACCAAACCAGTCCTTGACGAACGAGTAGCGTGTTAACTCCCACGCTAGGCCGAACAGGTTCCGGGTGGAAAACCCGAGATCAGTCCAGATACTCCGAACGTATATATCGACATAGAACGCACGTACTTTAAACAAGTGCGTAGTAGAGGCCGTATAGTCTATCCGAAATTGCGTTCCGGCAACGACGTTAGACGGAACATCTCCACCGCCAGTAATCTCAGCGCTAGAACGCGCAGTGAATACCATCGGTTTCGAGGTGTAACCCGTCTCCAAGGCTTTCATAATTGCCGTGATATCATTCATAATAGGGGTAACCCCATATCTGAATTTCAACCACTCCGAAGAGGCAAAGACGATTAAGTCTTTGGTATTGGCAGCGACCTTCTCGTAGCCTTTTGCCCTCTTGCCATTGCGCCGAAGCGCTTTGACAAGGTTGCTGAGGTTCTTGAAGGGTTCGGTCAGCAGAGCGTAGCTTTTATCGAGTTCAGCGAGAGTCTCCAAGAG